GCTCCGACAATGGCCATCCCAAAGATAGTCATGCTTTTACCGACCGCTTCCATGGAGATGCCGGTTTTGTCAACTTCCTTTTTTAAGCTCCCGGCTTCTTTTTTGGCTTCGCCAAAGGCTTGTTGCAGCTGGGAGATATCGCCGACGACCGCCACAGCCAGTCTGCCGATTAAACTCATCGCGCACCACCTCAAAATATAAGGCCGGGTTCAGCGTTTTATCACTTGCCCCGGCCCGTAGGTCTGATGAATACTCTCCAAATCAGGCTCGTCAAATCCTAAACCCACCGGTTTTCCGGTGTAATACTCCACCATATAATCGTAATACAGGCACATTTGGCGGACGTCCATCTTATCCAGAATGTAATCCAGCGACATCCAAGAATAAAACCGTCCCAACTGTCCGAAGACGCGGCCCAGGTCTATCTGGCGCTTTCCAGAATCGACCGGGCCGCCCGGGCGTTTTTTTCAACCCGCTCCCGCAGCGGTTCCAATATAAACTCAAATACGGCCAACACCTGTTCCGGGGTGAGGTTCTCCATCAGCCATTCCTTTGAAATCTCGGGAAAAGACTGTTTGCAGACAGAGAGAATCAGCCGGTACATCTCTTCCACGATCTCCTGATCGTCATCTTGCGGTTCTTTGGCAAACTCCAAACTCAACTGGGCGAACCGGGCGAAATTCCGTTCCACCTCCAGGGCAGTCCGGACATTTACCATCGAAACATCGATCTCATATTTCCTGGGCTTCTTCCTTAATACTGGAATGAAACGGCAGATAAAACGGATTACCCTGCTTTTGGGTTCAGCTACCTTGCCGGTCAAGGTAATCACCCGGCGTTTCGGAACAATGGTGTCCAGATTTAAAATCTCCGGCCGGTCCATGGATTACGCCGCCCCCTGCTCGTCATAAATCTCAAACAACTGCTCTCCGACGGCCCGAGTCACGTCGTTGGTGCCGGTCATCTCAACCGGCGTAGTGTTGATTTCACCGGCGTCATCGGCATTGAAGGTCAACGAAATCCCCTTGGAATTGCTGGCCTTAAAGACGGTAATCACCAGTTTCTTTCCGGCTGCATTGATATTTGTCAGCCGGACTACTTTGGGCGCGATCTCCACCTTACCGCCGGTTTTTAAAATTCTCGATACTGCAGGAGTATACCGGTAAGCTACATGCACCGTCTGCCCGTCGGCAATCGCTCCGCCCAGAATCCGAGCGATACAGGTATTCCCTTCAACATCCACGGTAACCACATAGTCGGTGTTGCGAGCATAGGTCACGTCACCGGCGGTATTGGTCACCACAATGTTTGATACTTCACCTCCATCGTTGTTCTTATGGGCCAGCCGTTTTAAGCCAGTCCCGACAAGCGTGATCGCTTCCCCCGGAACATCCAGAGGGGAGGAGCCTTGAGTCGTATAGATGTCAAACCCGCCGCGCAGATTGGCCAGATTGGCCAGGTCAATCTCGAATAGATCCCCGGAAACCTTGCAGCGGTGGTTTTTCACTGCCACCAAGACTTCACCGGCATTGTCGGTCTGTTGCCGGACCTCATCCCAAGATTCCTCAAACTTAATCCCCTTCATCGCTCCCAGATTGACCAGGTTGCCTACGGTGTCGCCGACCTCAAACTTAGCCGAGCCGATCCGAAACGAATTACTATTTTGAACCACGGTTTGCGCCATGACAATTCCCCCTTACTCGATTTTGGTTGCCACCCCTCCGCTGACGGAGTGGGTTTGATATAAAAAAGCTACGTCCACCGGGACGTGATAGAGTTTGGTTTCTGGCTCATAGATGTCTTGTTCGCCTACAATAGCGGTTTTCGCCACAGGAAAAGTATCACCTATGATTCCGGCGAAGCCACCGAAAATTTCCACGACCCGCTCCGCTACTTCCCGCGCTTCGGCGTATTCCTTGGCGAAACATGAGAATTGGTATCGTGGGTTCATAAAGGGAAGTTCCTGAAACCGGCCGCCGGAAATCCGGTGAAAGACGATATATGGCGGTTTAGCATTCTCCGGGGCGGTGCCGCCCGCCCACACCTGGTTTTTTACCTGCCCGGCCAGCCATTCGTCACTCAACAATCGGTCCCGCACCGCTTTTTCAAACATCATTCTCCTCACAACCCTTCGAAAATAACGTCCTCGGCTAAATCAACCAGGTTCCGGAAGGCGTCCTGTTCCGCGACCTTGCCCTCCGCCACCTGTTGGTAGACATCGGCCATCTTCTGTAAGGCTTCATCCTGCTTGGCGTCGAAGGCGGGACGTAAAAACGGCCGGGGTTCGGTTTTGCTCCCGCCGAACTCCAGCCGTTCCAACTTGGTGAGGCGCTTCCGGCTGATCCGGTGCCCTTCCTCGACCCATCTTCCATAAAAGCCATCATATTTTTCCCTTTTACCCACTGCCGGTCCGACGATCACCGCCTGTTTGAACCGTTCCTTAGGTTTAACCACTCGGAGTTTGATGGATTTTTTCAAATTTCCGGGACGATGCGGGTTATCTCCGTTCTTGGTTTCCGTACCCACCGGGCAGAGGCGGCGCGCTTCCTGTTGAACCACTCTGGCTCCGGCGACCGTCGCAACACGGAGGGCCTTTTCGAACCCTTTCTCCAGCTTCTCAAAGCTTTGCTCCAACTCTTTCAAGCCGTTTAGAATCATCCGCATTAGTCCACCTCCTTCACCTGCAACTCAATCTCACGGTTCCGTCCGCCTACATTGACCGGAGGTCCGAGGATCTGAAATGTCCGGTCGTTATATACCACCCGCATGGTGGAATCAAGCCCCGGAACATACCGGATCTTAATGAGACCCGCTAGTTTCGCGTTAGCCTTTTTCGCTCCGAAATATTCCCGTCCCGAACCAATCTGCAACTCTGCCCAACAGGTCCAGAAGTCAACCCAAAGATTTGTTGGCCCACCGCTTGCGTCGACCGCCGCCACCGGACGTTGGATGGTAATCCGGTGCCGATACTTTCCCACTCCCATTGATGTTCACCTCCAGCCACCGGGCGATCCCCGCGACAACCCACCGGCGGGCGGTATCATCATCCAACTTGACGATGTCGCCGCGACGGTAAGGAAAAGACGGACTCTTCTGCCCGGATACCACTCGTACCTGCTTCATACCGCAACCACCCGTTCCATGTCCAAAAGCGCCTTCACTGCAAACTCGGTCGTCCCGTTCACGTTCGTTACGGCTTCCCGGTTTTCAAACCAATATCCGATCAAAAGCAGCATGGCCACTTTCACACTGTTCGGGATGAAAGACGGTTCCTCTCCGTAGCCTGCAAGATACCGGACTTCAATAGTCTTCGCGGAGCATAGCCAATTCCCGGTTGGGATAACCCGACCGGGAACGCTGACAACGTCCTGGGTATACTCTGATTCTTCCAATTGGTGTACCAATCCATGTTCATCCCAATACTTGACTGACAGAACTGTTTGTAACGGCGGATAGGGCAGTTTGATTACGCCTTGCGGTTTCTCAATCCTTACTAACAATTCCCGATTGATAAAGGCCCGGCGTTGGTAAGCCTCGCAATATTCCCGGGCTGCGGCAATAAGGGCTGCGATATATCCGTCTTCAAAATCATGGTCGACCCGAAGGAAAGTTTTTACCTCAGATAGCACTAACGGTTCCCGAACAGGAGGAGTTACGACCACTATTTCCATGATTGTTCCTCCCTGTTATGAAAGTCCGGAACTGAAAACCTCCTGGGTGTACCGGCCACCGGTCAGGATGGCGACAATTCCACCAGCCACCGGGTCGTCCACCGTTTCAACCGCTGTAAGACGGACGAAAGGATACCCGGTATTTGCCAGTGATTGGGCATCCACTTCAACTTTATATACCTTCCCGGCTCCCGGCTTGGTCGTAAAACCCGCCGTTTCCGCCTGAATCACCGGCCCGAAAGCATCACCGCTCAGGGCTTCTTGATACACGAAAGGAATCGCCACCGTCTTGGAGGGTGTTTCATTATCGCACGCCTCCACGGTGATCGTCGAAGTACCGGTATCCCCCGCACCACAGAGGATAACGAAGGACACATGCCCCCAGTTTTTAAGGTTAATTACGTCGGTAGCGACCGTTCCCGCGAAGGCGTCGGCTGCCGGTTGCAGGGCGTTGATGATATGATAAGGTTTATACACGATAACCTCTCCTTTCTAGTTCCGGGCTTGCAGCGCCACATACGGGGATAAAGTACCGCTGCCTTTGTAGGGTTGAAGCGGTTTGTTCCAAATGGGCTGTCCGTCGACCCGGTAAATGAACCGAAAGACGCTTTCATCGTATAGGAAGCGTACATGAATGCTGGATGCCGCGTTGATTCCGCCTTTATCGATGAGCAGATACTGAGAAAGATCAGCCAAGATAATGTCTCCGACGCTTCCCAAAGCCGAACATTGTTCAATCGGAACCACCGGACGGCCGAACAAGGTGCTGTACGGCGAGTCGGAAAGCCCATTGGCAGGCAGGTAAACCGGTACGCCGTTGTCCCCCGTGACCAACCGTAGTGTGTAAAGGAGCGGTTCCACGTCCTGATTGATATACCAGACTGCGTTAGCCCGGCTCCGGCCCCAGCAGCGCGCCCACATCTTGACGATGTTCTCGACATTAATAGTGCCTGCCGCTTGACCGGACTCTTTTTGTACCGCGACCAAAGCGTCGGAGTTCAAGATTCCAAGCGGCTGGCCCGCGCCGTTACCGTTTAGGATGGCGTCATCCATTTTAAAACCGAACTCTTCGGCGAATCCTTGGATCAATACCGACTCCAAAGCGGCGGCGTCCTGCAACAGCTCGTCCGTGGCGTAACAAAGCCCGGTAAGTTTCTTCAGACTTAAGTCCATCACTCGAAACTTAGGCTTTGAGCCGGTCAATTGATCCGCTTCATTCTCCCAGTAAGCTTGAATTCCGCCCCAGCGCGCTCCGTTAGCCCGGCTGGACTCGTCGACTGCGTTGATTTTGAGACCATTAGAGTTGGTCGAAAGCGGAATCCGGCGGCAACGGGATGCTAACAGTCCGGTATCGTAGGCCCGTTTGAGAAGCTCTCCGGCAAAGTCTTGTTGAACCAGGAACCCTCCGTCACTGGGTACGCTCTCGGACAGGCCGGAAGCAGCCCGGGTCGAGAGCCTTGAATCCACCGTCCCGTTGGGACCGGCCGCCCGGTAAACCGCCATCATCTGCTCTCCGAAGCTCCGCCAGATTTTCTGTTCGGGATTCGGGAGGTCTCTGGACGGATTGGGACGGAGCGGTTCCATATCCCGTTCTTCCTCAGTCCTCATCCCCGCAATCTTCTTGGCTGTTTCGATACTCGCGTCCCATTTCCGGATCTCGCCTTCCAGGGTTTTCAACTCCTGATCCTCTTCATCGGTGAGAAACCGGCCTTCACCTGCCACTTTCTCGAGGACAGCATTGGCTTTCACCCAAGCCTCCCGGCGGCGGGCTTCCATTTCCACAAGGTTTTTCAATAAAATCGCTCTCCTTTCAGAACTCTTCAAAATGAGCATGAAAAAAGCACCCGATATTTCGAGCGCTGTTGCCTTAACGGCTATTTAGAAACATTTGTTATGAAACTCTTTTCAATAACTCCATCTTCCTTTGCCAAAGCGGCAACTGCCATCCTTTTTGCTTGAGTAACGCCTGACGTGCCTCTTCCTTATGCCGTTCATAGGATTCTAAAGCGCTCCTGACTCCCACATCCGTTTGGGGATAGGCGGGAAAAGTGACCGGTGACACGTCAAACAGCTTAACTTTGATAAGCTCTCGCACATCAATGCCGTCTTCGGTTCCCCACCGGTCGGAAACAACGATAAAGCCAAAGGACATCTGGCTGATATCGCCCCGGTCGATGGAGACCAGCAAATCTCTGGCCCATTGCGTGTCCGGCGGGATGACCGAGACTTTAAGTCCATCCTCATCTTCGTTTAAGAAAAGCGTACCGGAACGGTTTCTTCCCAGAACATAGTTGGCGTCATGATTAAAAAGAGCCCGGATATCGTCTTCCAGAATCGTCTCTTTAAAGGCGCCGGACAAAACCCGTTCCTTAAACGGAAAGAATCCGCCCAAGGTCTCGCTCCATTGGTTGAATACCGCCGCATGGCCTTCAATCATCCGGACGGTTTTCTCATCCTCCTGATGATCCGTCACCCGCAATTCCTTTAGGTTCATCGTTCGTCGTTCCATTTTGTCCGTCATCGGTTTCACCACCTTTCGCTTTTCCTGCCGCTACAGCCGGAATCATATTGCCGTTGACCAGATAAATATCTCCACCCTGCTTGGCATCAACCGGGTTTAGATCCTCCAATTCCCGGATATCATTGGCTGAGTACCAGCCATTTTGCCGACCGATGGCGTAACCTTCCATCCGGGTCTTGAAATCGCCCCGGAGTAGTCCGTCCACGGTAAACTTAGCGAAGTATTCCATCCGTTCTTCCGGGCGGAGCAGACATTTAGTGATCGCCTGTTCCCAGCGGACCAGCCATGGTCGGATAGTATGGACCACAAATTCAATAGACTGGTGTTCGATATTGGAGAAAGTGGCCCGTTCCAAGTCAGCCACCAGATGCGGCGGTACCCGGAAGATCCGGCAGATTTCATTTAATTGAAACTTCCGGGTCTCCAAAAACTGTGCGTCTTCCGGAGGAATGCCAATCTCGTGATACTTCATCCCCTCTTCCAATACAGCAATTTTGTGCGAGTTTTTAACTCCTTTGTAGACTTCTTCCCAGGATTTTCGGAGCTTTTCCGGGTCTTTAACCACCCCCGGATGCTCCAGTATGCCTCCGGGGCGAGCTCCGTTAGCGAAAAACCGAGCTCCAAACTCCTCGGTGGCCAACGCCAATCCGATAGCTTCCCGGGCCATATGCACCGGCGAATAGCCCTTCATACCGTCGAACCCCAAGCCGGGAATATGGAAGACCTGCTCCCGCCGCAGGGTGACTATATTTCCGTTACCGCTGTATTGGTAGAATACTTCACCGGATTGCAAATCACGATCCACGGTCATCCGGTCAGGATAAAGCGGCCAAAGTTCGATAACCCGGCCGCTTTTTTTGTCCCGGATGATTTGAGCATAAGCATTACCCCATAAAAGCAAATGCCCCATGAGCGTCTCCCGGAAGGTGAAACTGGTCATATCCGGGTTAGGCATATCATGGAGCAATGGATATATGGGATGGTTGAATGCTTTTTCCTTTCCTCGGGAAAGCCGTTTATATACCGGAAGCGGGAGGCTGGCGACTGTTTCAGCTAAGACACGGACACAAGCGTACACTGCCGTAGATTGCATGGCGTTATATTCACTGACTGAGACTCCGGCGTTCACGCCTGCTCCGCAATCGTGATCCAGACCAAGCAACCAGTCCCGAATCCGCTGCCGGAAGGTGTCGTTTCTTCTTTCCAACAGTCGTGATATACCTGGCAACTTCAATGACTCACCACCTTTCAATTGCCATATTTGTATCATCTAACGTGATAAACGTGATATATCTTAAATATTCTTCTTTCAGCAATAAAGATTGCGGTGTATAATAATTAAATAGACTGAAGCAAACCTTTGTTTTATCTTTTCAATCTAAAACAAAGGAATTTAGGTGCGTATAATGTTTGATATAATTGATCTTTCTAATATAGATAAAAAGGTATATCATATCGGTAATCTCGACCAAAAAATTATTTCTTTGTTACAACTTAACGTTATTGAAGGCAAGATACTATTGGATGCCGATCGGCTAAAATATATTGAAAAACATAAAACAGACTTTCCATCTGAAGATGCTTACAAAGCTCATGTAGAAAAAATCCCGGAAATCATTCAAAAACCTGATTATCTGTGTCTGCACCCTGACGGTACTAGTATTAAGTTCTTTAAAAAATTTGACGAAAATATCATTGTCGCCATAAGATTAAGCAAGAAAGATTTATATTGGGTTAAGACTTTTTATCCAATTACAGAAAGTAAGTTTAAAGCTTATATCGATTCAGGAGCTTTAAAAAAATTAGAATAGATTTATTGACGTATTAACAAGATGACGTTATAATTGAATTAACAAATATGCTTGTGCGTATAATATGCAGGAGAGATTATTTGAGGGCAGAACTGGCAGCTGCCGCGCCACGCAAGTGGTACTTTAAAGAGATGTAGGGTACGCCTTCCTACCAATTAATCTCTCACGAATTTAGAAGCTCACCTTTTAGGTGAGTTTTTCTTATAATCTCACCTCATAACACCAAAATCCCTCGAGAATCATAAACCGATCCTCCGCCTTGATGCCTAACCGCCCGGTCCAAGGCCATGATTAAAGCCACCGCCCCGTCAATCCGCTCGCTGGACTTTTCTTTATCTGGCTTGATATTCCCTGCAGGGTCAGTTCTAACATAGATATTGTCCATCATCCAACGCAATACCGGGTGACCGGCATGAGCAATCTTTCCTTCCAAGACCAACTTCATCAATTCTTTGGTTGGTGGGGACATATCCTTAAATCCCTGTCCGAATGGAACCACGGTAAATCCCAATCCCTCCAGGTTCTGAGTCATTTGTACCGCGCCCCAGCGGTCAAAGGCAATCTCTTTAATGTTGTACCGGGTCCCTAATTCTTCAATAAACTTCTCGATGTAGCCGTAATGCACTACATTTCCTTCCGTAGTTATCAGGTGACCCTGTCGTTCCCAAAGGTCGTACTGCACATGATCCCGCCGGACACGCAAGTTGATGTTGTCCTCTGGCATCCAGAAAAACGGCAGGATTTCATATTTTCCTTCTTCTGCTATCGGTGGAAACACCAGTACGAAGGCGGTAATGTCCGTTGTGGAGGAAAGGTCAAGCCCGCCGTAACAGACTCGCCCTTCAAGGTTCTCCGCGTCAACTGGGAATGCACAGGCATCCCACTTCGCCATCGGCATCCAACGTACTGCCTGTTTGACCCACTGGTTGAGCCGAAGCTGCCGGAAGCTGTTTTCCTCAGCGGGATTTTGCTTCGCGCTCTCACAGGCGGCACTCACCTTGTCAAGGCTGACTGTGATGCCGAGAGATGGGTTGACTTTTTGCCATACTTTTGGGTCAGTCCAGTCGTCATCTTCCTTCGCTCCGTAGATCACCGGATAGAAAGTAGGATCGTGTTTTCGGCCCTCAAGGATATCCAGTGCCTTCTGATGTGTTTCATAGCAGATGCTCTGGGTATCGTTCCCCGCTGTGGTAATCAGGAAATACAGTGGCTGCATACGGGCATCACCCGAGCCTTTTGTCATAACATCAAACAGTTTGCGGTTAGGCTGGGTATGCAGTTCATCGAAGACCACTCCATGGATATTAAAACCGTGTTTTGAGTATGCTTCGGCGCTCAATACCTGATAAAAGCTGTTAGTCGGCAGATATACCAGCCGTTTGGTGGAGGCCAACAATTTGACGCGACGGGACAGCGCCGGGCACATCCGTACCATATCGGCGGCTACCTCGAACACGATGGACGCCTGTTGCCGGTCAGCTGCGCATCCGTAAACCTCAGCACGCTCCTCGCCATCGCCGCAGGTGAGCAAGAGCGCGATGGCAGCAGCCAGTTCGCTTTTGCCCATTTTCTTGGGAATCTCCACATACGCCGTGTTAAACTGGCGGTAGCCATTGGGCTTGATGATGCCGAACACATCCCGAACGATTTGCTCCTGCCAGTCGATGAGTTCAAAGGGTTTTCCCGCCCAGGAGCCTTTGGTATGGGAGAGCGCCTCAATAAAAGAGACCGCATAGTCGGCGGCGTCCTTATCGTAATGCGACCCTCCAGCCATGAAGGCGGTCGGCTTATATTTTTTCAGTTTTCGCAAAGGCGCCGCCTCCTCTCATGAAAACGGGTAAAAGTAAAGGGCCTCTGTGGAAGCCCTTTGCTTTTGCTTATATTTTTATTTGGCGTGTCTGCGGAACCGGCGCTTATAACTTCCGCACCACATCCTCCCCATACACAACACCGAGGGTGGAGCCGCTGTCCCAGGAACAAAATATCGTACCGGTGTCGTCCACGAAGTCAACGGTTCCTTGGTCGCCTGGCTGCAGTTTGGAATAGGGGTCATTCATGCGTACCAGTTCCACGCGGGTCCCCGCCGGATATTGTTTTCGAAGCCACTCCACGACCGCTTTCGCCGGAAAATTATTCATCAACCGTTACCTCCGCTGTTTTCAACCGCACACCGTTCTTAAAAGCGCTGTTACCCGATAAGTTCCTGAGCAGGATTTTCCGTGCCGACTTGTACTCGTCGCCCACAAAGCCCAGTCTAATGAGGAACACGCGGAAAGCAAATTTCTCGTTCTCCACGGGTTTCTCCTTGGCGGTCACCCGGTGCTGCTCCTTCGCCGCCGCGCAGAGGGCGCCGATGAAGCGGGAATAGGCTGAAACTTCCTCGGGTTCGATGCCCAAACGGAACCAGGGGAACTTGAGCGTTGTTTCCGTCCGCTCGACAGGGAGCGCGTCGGTGCCGATGGCCTTTTTAATGAGCGCTGCTTTACTAGCGATGAGCCGGTCGAGATTCTCAAGCGCCGTTTCGGTGAAGCCCTCTAGCGGTAGTTCAATCGTCAGCACACCACACCGATCGTCGGATTCGACTCCATCAGGAACGAGACCAAGTTCTCGCAAGCTACCAAGCAGGTTCTGTATGGTAATCTCGTCGGTACGCTCATCCCATGAAAGGGTACCGTCTTTACTGATGGTGATGTTGTTGACCACATAGGCGAAACTCGGTGCTCCTTGGTAGAAAGGTTCACAGCCAATAATTTCTCCGGTTGCCTTGACGAGTGCTTTGCGGGCCGCGCCGGTTACATTGAATTTTACTTCCATTTTTTATAAGCCTCCTTAGCTTCTTGGTGATACCATATATCACTCTGAAGCTGTGGAATAGCAAGTTGTTTATTCGAGTAACGACAGTAATTATTGCATATCGGATTGTGGCAAATCTATAGCACTGAACGCCGTTTTCACGCCGTCGCGAATGAGAAACACATTTTGCGCGTCACCCTTTTGTTGGATAAACCTTTTAACTATAACGTCGCAGAACTTTTCATCAAGCTCAACTGTATAACAGATTCTGTCCGTTTGCTCGCAAGCAATGAGGGTAGATCCTGACCCGCCAAAGGGGTCCAGCACGATGCATCCAGTCATGGACGAGTTGACTATCGGGTAGGCCATCAACGGCACCGGCTTCATCGTGGGGTGGTCAGTGTTCTTCTTGGGCTTATCAAACTCCCAGATGGTGGATTGCTTACGGTCAGAATACCAGGCGTGCTTACCCGTTTTCTTCCAGCCGAAAAGGATCGGCTCATGCTGCCACTGGTAAGGCGAACGTCCCAGCACCAGTGATTGTTTCTTCCAGATGCATGTCCCCGATAGGTAGAAGCCTGCGGCGGAAAACGCCTTCCTGAAATTCAGCCCCTCGGTATCGGCGTGGAACACATAGATACTTGCGTCGTTTGCCATCACCTTTTCTATCAAAGTAAAGGCATCCAAGAGAAACTGATAGAAAGCGTCGTTCGCCAGGTTGTCATTCTTGATTTTCCCGGCCGAACTTTGGTAGTTGACATTGTAAGGCGGATCGGTGACTACGAGGTTCGCTGCCTTGCCCTCCATAAGCAGGTCGAAGGTTTCAGGCTTGGTGCTATCACCACAAACGAGGCGGTGTTTGCCCAATAGCCACAGATCTCCCGGTTTGGTGAGGGTAGGCTTTTGCAATTCGCCATCCACGTCGAAGTCGTCATCCTGAACATCCTCAAGACCACCCATCAGCTTGTTCAGTTCCGCGTCATCGAAGCCGAGGAGGGAGATGTCGAAATCCGCGCCCTGCAAATCGGCAATCTCTACCGAGAGCATCTCAGTATCCCAGCCCGCGTTCAGCGCCAGGCGGTTGTCGGCAAGAATGTACGCCCGCTTCTGGGTTTCGGTTAGGTGTTCGACGAACACGCAGGGGACCTCGGTGATGCCTTCCTCTTTAGCGGCAACGACGCGCCCGTGCCCGGCGATGATATTCAGATCTTTATCCACGATGACCGGGTTGACAAATCCGAACTCGCGCAAGGATGCCCGCAGTTGGAGTATCTGCTCTTTACTGTGGGTCCGGGCGTTTCTGGCATACGGCACCAGCTTATCAATATTTACTTTTTCTAATCGTTCAGTTGAATTCACAATCTTCTACCGTCCTCTCCTTCCTGAAAGCAGAGCTTCCATAATATCGTCCTGCGGATTTCCAATGAAAGCCGTGGTACAGTTTTGCTTGACTATGTCAAAAATCTCATACCAGAGCAGGTTGGCCTGTTTTTGAAACGACTGGCTCATTTGCACGAACGGACTGGCAATCGCTCCACCCGTTGTTGGGTGCTTACCTAAAAGGCCATAAGTGCTTATTGCTTCTTCACATTGGATGTATCGTGTAAACGACTGCGCATAAGCTTCGACGAGTCTGGGATTTACGAATTTTTCACAGCCACGTTCCTTGAGCCATTTCCATGTTTCTATAAAAAGAGCATCAGCGCCCAGTGGTCTGCCATCCTTTTGCCGTGCGCTGAGGTATTCGCTCGGTGTTGGCATATCTTCACCATTCAAGTCTGCCGTGTCGTCCAGTTCGCTTGCTTCGAGCATAGACTCTGGTTTAAATTCTGGCGCCTCCAAAATCCGTGCGGCTTTACCTGCTGCGATCTTTTCCGCAAGAGGTTGTGGTTTGTCCCCGGCGCGCACGCGGCGCCCACCTCTATTTGTACCGTCTTTTGCCACGTGCCTTCACCTCCTTGCTGTGGCAGGGTTTAATACCCCGTTTGAACCTGAATTTTTTCGCGCGTGACCCCACGCCCGTTTCCGGGGTAAAAAACTGTAGAGATTTAGACCCCCCTACCCTATAAACTGCAGAAAATCTCAAAAGTTAAGCAGTTCTTTGAATTTCGTGAGATTTTTTGCATCTATTTTAAGCCG